TGACCTATTACAGAAGAAGCAGCACCCAAGAATCGACCACTAAATTTATGAGTGCTAGTATCTCTTAACTCAGGTGTTACTTCTACTTGAAAGAAACCACTCTTCTCAAACTTTATATAAAAATGATGTAGCTGTAATCTGCTACTAATAATCTCAGCACTATTTTGTTGTGGAGTTTCAGTTATTCTCTGTTTACTAAATCTATAGTGCATATCATAAGGTTCTCCTATAATAAATTTTGCATTTCTATAGTCTCCACTTGCTTCTATTGTTGCTGTTGAACCATTAGTTAGGTTTGTAGATTGTATTACTGTTGCAGGTTTTAAAGTTTGTGTCACTCCATTAATATCAACAAACGTGCTTGTTTCATTACTTGCTAAAAACCTACCTACTATATCCATCTTTGCTCTGAGTCTATAGGGTAAAGTAAATGTAGTTTTGTCAGTAGATGAGTTATATGAAACTGTTACGTCTGCTTCAGTTACTTTGTGATCTAAATGAAATTCAAAGTCTGCATTAGTTTCTTTAAAATCAGATTCAAATGGTATTTTTTCTAAGGTAACTGTATTAGCTTCTTCTATAACTAAAAACAAATCAGTACCTATAAAGTCAACATTTTTGATAGACCTGTTTTCATTAATAGTAAAAGTAAACCAACTGTTTAAAACTTTCTGTCCTTGACCACCAAACAGCCATCTGTTTATAAATAATTTATTAGGGTTGTCAGTTCCAACACAGACTAAAATATCCTGATTATTGGATACAGCTAATTTAAAAATATTACTTGGTATTAGTCTTGGTACATGAATAGTTATGTTTGCTGCATCTCTAGCAGTATCAGCAGTTTGTGTAATATATTCTCGAATACCTGCAAAGTTACCTTTCTTAGTTAAAAAATAAATAGAGTTACCAGAACCTACAGGTGCAGCGTCATCTGCTGATTCAAATTCTGTTGATACAAGTACGTTAGCTGTGGTTGGTGTTAAGTTATCTGCTGAACTGGATAGTACAAATTGCGTTTGTTCAGAAAATAATATTAACTGCTCTCCCATAGTTACTGCGTGTTTAAGGATAGCAACTTTAGTATGAGAAGCAGCTACATCTATAGGGTGTGAGTCAACAACAGTGAGAACTGTATCAGGGAAAAAGTTAAAGAACTCTGAAACATTAGATAGTATTACGTTGTCATCTGCTAAGAAGCCTAATCTGTTTCTAAAGAAAAATACATTATTAATTTTACGACCAATAAATGAAGGGTCAGGGGCAGACTCTATGTCTCCTGCTGTTCTTTCTCCCCATACAGGTAACGTATAATTAGTACCACTTATGGTATATGTATCTCCATCAACTCTTGCAAATCTAAAATTACCATCTGCCTGTCTAATTAAAACGTGTGGCATAGTAGCGTAATCAAACTTAAATTGAATACCTGCTTCTACTGTTTCTTCCCATTGACCTTCTTCTAAAGCATTACCATTGTTAGTGACAAACTTTACATAGTAATTATCAAAGTTAGTATTCTCATCTCCTTTTACTTCTACTACCATTCCATTAGGAGAGACAGCAGGTAGGTCTGTAAATCTTTGAACTGAATTTTTTACTATTGTTAACTGAGTATTACCTTGAGTGTCAGTACCATCTATAGCAAAGTTACTACCATCATTCTTTTTTATATGTATTACACTTCCACTTCTTGCAATAGTAAAACCAGATAATCCTGAATTAAGACCTGATTGTAAATCAGCAGCAACCTGTGATGTACTGAGAGATGAATCGTTAGTCGTGTCATCAGTTACAGTTACCCCATCAACAGTAATTGAATAGACAGTATCGTTAGAAACCTGTTTTACAAAGATAATTGCTTGTGTGATATTACCTGCGGATAAAGTTGAATCCATTGCAGTTACTTGATTTGTATTAACAACAAAAGTGAAGTCAGCAATCGTTACAGTTTTGATTGTATCTCTAGGGTTTGAAGTATTTAGGTATGTAGTTCCGTCTGGCTTGTTTACAGTTTTTTCTGTACCATCAAGCTCATATACTTTTACATTACCATTACTGAATATCGCTACATATCTTTCATTAATATCTCTGTTTATAGTTTGAATATGTACATTACCTAACGTGCTAGTGCTTAAATTTGTAACGTGCTGTATGCCTGATCTTTTTACTAAACCTACAACTGGATTGCTGTCAGCATTGTCTTGTATATCAGCGTGATCTGATTGCTTAGAAGAATCCGAAGATTGTGATACACCTCTAAGCAGCGTAGGTATTGATCTTGATACTATCGCCATAGTTATCTGTTAAGAACATCAGCAGGTGTAAATGTATTCATGGCATTATTAAGATTTGGGTCGCCTGATAAAACATTATGGTCTGCATTATCCATATCATTTTCCATAAGGTTGGCTCTTGCTCTTGCTTCATCTTGTGCTGTATAAGTTCTTAATCCATCATCTCCAACTAATCTATCTACAAATACTCTTGCTGCTCTTATGTTTATATATCGTCTAGCAGATTCAGGTATCTCATCAAAGTTTCTAAAGTAAGTAATATTACAAGTTAAGTCTTCATCAAAAACATAAGTATTATTTTTTCTGTCATACATCTTCAAACCTCTTTGTATGACATCAATAGTTGGGTGGTCAAAAACATTAGCATCTACTTTCAACATATCTGTACCAAGAGCAATCTGATTACTGCCATCTCTAGTTAGTTTGACATTAAACTCTTGATTAAAAGACCAACCTTCATTCTGTACGTCTTTATTTATTTCAGCTAACGTCTTCTGTGCAGTAACAGCATCTACTGGAAGCGTGCCTGTCAAAGTATTAATAGGTGCTTCGCCTATTGCAGCAAGCATAATATTAATACATTCAAGTTCTGTGGTCGCAGCTACAGCCATTGTTCTTTACTTTTTTGACATTTTCAATGCCATTAAATTAGTTTTTAAATTTTTAGACTTTTTCTTTTTCTTTGGGGGTCTTCCTACTTTGTTTCCGTAAGTACCTTTGCCATAAGGAGCCATAAAAAAAAAGGGTATCTAATAATAGAATACCCTATTTTATGAATTTAGGTAGATTATGAAGCAGACAATTTGAT